TTTCCATAGTGGCACTTGTTCCAACACCAATACCCTCATGATGCCCCCAACTATAACTTACACCGGCGGCTAATAACACCATACCGGACAAAACAAATTCTAATACACTAAGATCCATAACACTTCCCTCAAATAATATTTACGAAACAATATAAGTGAAATCAGTAAAACCCTCATCTAAAGTAGGGCGTTCGTACCCAGTTTTTATCAGTTGATCTAAATCTTGTTCCCAAACAACAGCAATTTTTTGATAGTCAGACAACTGATCCAACACAAAACTTCGATCTTTTTGGGTCAACCCCCCACAAAACCAAACAATATGTCTTCCATCATTTTTTGCAGACCTAAGCTGTTTTCTCGCACTCCGCTTTAATTTCCATCTAGTATAAACAGAGTCTCCTAACTTATGCTCCGACATAATAACATCACCAGAAAAATGCTGCGGCACAAAGCGCCGATCATGATGAACACGATTTTGATCGGTGCGCGGGCGAATCTCGGCCTTGATATTATTCAAAGCCCACAATTCCTTTTGTTTATCAGAAAGGCCAATCAACATTGTGACTGATTTTTTATTATGATTATTACTCATATACATTTCTTCAATTTCATTCGGGCAAATCTTCACTTGATTTTCGTAAGGTTTCTTATTCACGACAATATATTCCTAAAAATAATATAATGATAAAAAGGAGCGGGGGGAAGGTACTCCCCCCGTATACTCATATAATAAGCGTCCTGTCCCGTCATGGGACCATCAGAACTTCTACTCCCAAAAATCACAAGCCATTCTGTAAAGGATCAATGCATTCGTACCCGAACACTACCAACACAAATATTAAGTATGACTCTTCCTTTAAGGATCCACCCCGACTTAACGACTGACGGCTCCAGTAGCCGGCTCTCCGAGCAGGACCTATATCTGTTGTTATACGAGAAAACTACTTCCCAAACTCCAACAATTTATTCACCGTATCGGTACTCGGCTATCCATAAATTCTTCGTGAATCTCCCTCAAGGCCAGCTGAGCCTCATTCGCTACTAACCGCAGTCTACGATGTTTGCTACTCCGTTCAATTCACGATCCTCTATAGAACTTATATTATGTTATTCCCCTAGTTAATAATAGTGGCAAGTTTTACATTTCCACTTTTTTTCTCGCTTCTCATAAGGAAGCGAAAAATCCTTGATACTAAGATTCATCATTATAATAAAATTCATCCTCATCATATTCTAACTGTTCAATCACGTCATCCGCATGATAATATGCAGAATTAATTGCGCTATCTACAGACCGCTTACTACTTCTTCGCTCGCGGCGGGTTTCCCGTTTGCGCTTACGCTCTTGCCGAGGATCATCAAAAAAATCATCAGGATCATCCGATTCACTGTTGCTAGTCTTAGATCGTTTATTTTTACCCATCGGTAGTTTTCTTTGTGGCCTTCTTTCTAGACTTGGCTTTTTTGACATCAACATCAACAGGCTCCGGTTTTGGTTCCGGTGCCGGCTCAGGAATAAGCCCAGGCATAAACTCCCAAATCAATCGAGCTGTTAGCCCATCAATCTTTTTATCCTTCATCTGAATAATCAACTCAGATTCGCTTGGGTGCATCGACTCTAGCATACTAATAAAAATTTCTTCGCGCTTCATCTTATTCTGAATCAACTTACCTGTGCGTGAAGTAAAATAGACCAACTTCCGAAGTTCTCGTTCTAAGATAGATGGGTTTACTCCATACGCTCCTTCATCCTTCTTATAAGGAGGAGCTCCTTCGGGTAACTCCCACACAATGTCGGGATGAAATGCTCCCTGTAAAATAGTATGCAATGCCTGGGTATTTTTATGCCCGCGAAGCAATGCAATTTTTTCATCGGTTGTTTCTGCTTTAGAAACGCGAGAAAAAAGCTCGGGTAGACTCTCACTATAATTCGGCATTCTTCAAAACTCCTGAATATCTTCCATTAAATTTACCAATTTGAATTTCACAAAATAATTAAACAACTTGCTTCTATCACCAGAAACTCCATTACTATAACGAGAAAGAATTTCATCCCTAAGATCTTCGGGTATAAAATCCAAATCAATCAACTGTTCATTTCTCCGATAACCTCGGACCTGATTAGAATCATTCCATTCTTTAGGATCTGATTCCATCCACCCGGACAGCTTTTTCTTTGAGATTGTTTTCTGTCGCTCTCCCCTCACCAGAACATCATCTGAACTCAGGCAATTAGGAATGCCATCTCCGCGATCTCCGCGAATAATATGTTCTTTCAAAAAAGCCTGAGGGCTATCTGTCCGAAGAAACTTCTTCTGAACGGGAGCGTACTGATCTACGTTAGTGTGTTGTTGCAACTGCATAAAATCTTTATCACCAGATAGGATTAATTTGTTTTCAAACGGGCTTGCATTTTGAACCAATACAGCAATAATATCATCGGCTTCTGCTCGGTCCACATCGAGAACAATGTAAGGAAAATACTCCTTAATCTCGTCTCTGATTTTATTTAGCGTTTCAAAAATTAGAGTCCAATCTAAAGTCGAAGCAGCGCGGTCTTTCTTTCGGCCGGCCTTATAAAATGGAAAAATATCTCGGCGCCAATAGTGTCGCCCATCACAACAAATTACAAGATCGCCATATTTCTCACCAAACTTTACCTTGTATGCACGAAGACTATTCAGCACCATATGGCGAAGTAGATCTTCGTTTATCTCTTGATTTTTATTGTAGGTATTAATACTCACCATCAAATTGCTAATGGCAATCTGATTCAGGTCTACCAGTATCATTTATACACTCCACCAAAGAGGTTGTTGGCGACAGGTCCACTTAGCAAAACCAGACTTCTCGCCCATATAGTAATTTCGGTATGCGACAACAGAATCATCACACTTGTATTCATCAGGCATACACTGAGGGGGCTGCTCGTACTCGCCGAAGGAAATATTCACTGGGTGATTCAACAGACTCTTGCGAAACTTTTTATCACTCAAATGAATTTTTCCATAGCGGTAAGTATATTCGTCACAAAGAGACACAAACAGATCATAGAGCCAGCGATAATTACCAGCCTTTGAACGAGCCCAAATAGTTGACGGATGATTCTTGTGCGTGGACTTATAAAATACATCTGGCACATCGCCGTCAAGTTCACGATGAGCTGTACATAGCATCTGTGCAGACTCAAGAATCATTTTTACTACATGTTTATCGCAATGTTCTTTAGCCGCAACGTGCGGTCTAGAATCTAGATAAAAGATATTCATTTCAATTTTCCGCCAATATTTCCATAATCATTACATTCATTTGAACCAAATAGTCTTCACGGGAATCTTTGGGTTGGTCACCATGGTCCTTTACTCCTTGATAATACACGTCTGATACAACTGCCAAGGCTTGCTGAAATTTAGTCATTATTAAATCACCCTAAGAATAATCATATCTTTATTGATACGACCAGTCACTTTTGTTTCCTTTGCGGCAATTGTGTCCATCAACTTTCGCAACTTTACTTTACCGCTAGTTAAGACTTCAGGCAAAACAACATCAGGCTTTCGGACCTTCTTTTTGAATGAAGTTTCGACATCAAAATTCTGCAACGTAGTTCCCTTTATTGTCATTCCTCTATCTGAGTTATACTTATAAAGAAACCGATCTTTTGTGCTGAATATCCAAACTTGGGTAGCATCCAACATTTTATCAGGAGACACGCTGACGATTTTGAAAGTGTCGTCACGAACCTTATACTTTACCTTCGCCACTTGCTGGTCAGCAGACCGAATTTTCTTTGTTCTGGGTTTTCTTGTTGACTTGCGGACGTTACCCCACGATACAGAATCATCAATCATTCCTTGAACAAAAGCTCGGTACTTTAATTGCATCGGCTTTGTAAGAAAAGAATAGCCTTCGTTCAACTGGTCGTCTTTACCCTCGATCAACTCATCTAACTCAACCAAAATATAATCTAGATAGTCCTGAATTTTCTTGGTATGAGGTCCTTTAACTTCATTCTTCTGTAAGAACTTGTACATATCAAACTTAGACTTTTTACAACCATCATCAATAAAACGATCAATCTCAACATCAACATCACCAAGAAGCTCACGTACCTGATTAGACACTCGTTCTTGAATACTAACAACAGGAACTTTATTTTTGATAACTTCAATCTTTGTTTTCTCGGTCAGAACACCGGCGCCTTCTTCTATCAAATCATCAACAACCACATTCAGTCTAGCAAGCAAATCATCAGACTTGTATCCGTCGTCAATAATTTTAGATACATTTCCCCATGTAGAAGAAACCAAAGAAACCGATTTCATAGCCGCAAAATCAGACTTTGATCGGGTCTTTTTTACATAATCCCCAAGGAACTCTTTGCTTTCTTTAGTTGAGTATACACCATGATACCAACTCAAGGACTGACTAAGACGTTTCATTTGTTCGTCTTCTGTAAGCCCGTCGAAATTCTCGAACGAAGGTTTCTCGCCATGCATTGACGCAATTGCAGATCGGTTAACTCGGCCTCGCTTGGTTTTAGTTTTAGCCACGAACAGGATGCTCCATTTGTTTAGTTATCTATAGTATAGACAAAAATAGAGAAAAGTCAAGTCTCTATGCTTGCCAATCCGCAAATTGCCCTTTATTAATCAATTTTGATCGCACAAAATCAACCTTTTCATCTGGGCTCATGATTTGTGGTATTGTTACCCATGGCAATTGTTGGCGATTGAAATCACGCAGGCAATTAAACGTATTCCCCCGCAACAATTGCCGTTCCGCCTCAGGCCATTGATCTGGGCTGAACACGAATTCTGGTTGATTTGTTGTGCCGATTGGATTCGTCTTGTCATAGACATATACATCATTGCAGTCAGTATTTACGAACAACAGCTTACCCTCGACATGCGCCTTCAGAGCCCAGAGCATGTGCGTAAAGTCATCCGGAATATTAGGAACTTCCAGATGTTTCAAATCGCATTCGACAGCCCTCGAAGAGATGGCCAACGTCACCTCACCCCCGGTACAGTTGTGCCCATCCCAATAGGTGTATGATGGAATTGGAGACCGAAAATTGAAATAGGAATGAAGCCAGGCACCAGGAATCACTTCTTTGTGTGGCTGCTGTGTTTCATGACATCTCACCGAATCAGTAATCTGCATATTACTCAGGTAATCGAAATCGACAATCTGGTT